AAAATTAATTGCATCCTCTTTACGTGCAAAATCAGCCACCCAAACCGCCAGCCCGTCGCTGTCGCGCTCGTATACGCTCCACTGGTCGGCCACGTTATCCGCGCATTTTGTCCAACCCTCGCCTTCGCGCATGGTACCTGTCATTTCGTATTTAAACGCCGTCATAATCGACCCCCAAATCTTCTTGAATCACCGCCATGGCCGTGCAAACGTCGTCCCATGCGTCGTCGTTCTCCGGCGTACCTTCAGGGGCCACATGCTGGCGGTACCCTTCCAGCGCCAGCCAAACGGTTTTTATAGCGTCGTTGATATCGATCATGGTGTCATCCCCCAAAAATATAAAACAAAAGGCAGCGCGATAAAGAACGCAAACCCCAGCGCGTCAAAAAATTGTCGTTTAGTCATAAGATCCCCAAAAAATGAAAGTCAGCATCGAAAACGGCCACATAAAAGCCCTTCGGGCTCCCGTGCACCTCATACCGCCACGCGTCCGTGTCTTGCATAGTCAATTCATCGGCCAGCGCTTGCGCGGCCGCTTTGCTTTTGTAGTAGGTCATATATTGCAGCACCCACAGCATGGCGCGTCGATACACCGGCCCTTTTTATTTTGAAAGTATTCGCGGCCACCGTTATGCCACATGTGCGACACGTAAGCGCCACGCGCTCGGGTTAAATAGACCTCTTCGGGCTCGGGCTCCGCGTGCCTAAAATCATCCTCATGAGTGATCCACGCGCGGCGCGTCTCAGTGTCATAGGCAATTTCGTCGCCTGGCCGGATCGGCCCGCCGGTTCGCGCGTCAATACCCTTATATTTTGCGAGCATAATTTTTATCATGGTTTACCCTTCGTGTAGTTGATCGACGCAATACGCGCCCGCATGCGGCCAGTGTGGCCGCATACAGTCGAACATTACGCGGCCAGCTTGATATCTATAACCCGTTTGCGTGTGCCATGAGCGGGAAAGCCCACAATGGCCGCGCGCTGGCGCTGGCACAGCTGGCACGTCGCGCATGACACGTCGTCGCGCTGGGTGGCCGGACATATGACGACAGCGCGGCCCGCTGGCGTGGTGGTGTTTTGGGTTTGCGTACTGGGCAGCACGACGACGACGGGGCCCGCCGCATGGTCGGCCAGCATGTCCGCGTCGTTTAAATCATTCGCGCTCAAATTGACCGTAAAACCCCATTGATTGGCGTGGCGAATCCATGCGATGCTGGCCGCGTCGCGATGGTGCGAATAGGTAAACCCGCGACGGCCAGCATTCGCGGCCACCAATTGGCCGAGCTTTACCGCGTCAACGGTGCCGTTGATTTGAGGTAGGTCGCCAGCTTGGTTATGGCGCCAAATTTGGCCCGCTGGCATGGCCGCGACCGTGTCGCAAAACTGGCCCCATGACGTGCCACGTGTACCGTTCGACACAGCGGCCCAGTGCAACGCCAGTGGCCCGCTGGCCGCATAGCATGCGTCGCGGACATTGCAGTCCGGCGGGCAGCTGGCGCGCTCGGTGGTTGATACGGGAATTGGGCCGGTTTTGACGTTGGCGCTTTTAAGGGTTAAATGTACCTGCATGTGACTTTCCTTTATTTGATTGGACAATGCGCGGCCGGTGTGGCCGCGCTGGGTTTTAGATTTTGAATTCGATGCGCTCATTCAAGCGGTTGACGCGGGCAAAGTCTAAGAGCTCGGCGCGTGTGCTGCGGCCGCGTGTGCTGCGAATGAGTGTAGCCAGGCTGCGCGCTGCCATGCCGCGCAGATTTGTTTCGTCAAGGTAACCGATAATTTTTAGCAATTCGCGTGTTTCTGATTTCGTCATGGTCTTACTTTCGTTTAGTTGATGCTGGCGCGATTTTGCGCCAGTGATATTAATGTAAGGGATTTCATTGCAACTGTCAACAACTATTTTCTAGGTGTTTACCCTTATTATGTACGTTTCACACTGTGGAAATGTAAGGTTGGCGTAAGTACATTTTTTAGGTAGTAACCCTATATGGCGTGGGCAATGTGGGTTATTTGTGGGCATTTTAAAAACGTGCCGAATGACCTACAGAAAAGGCCCGTGGATGCTGGGTTTTTTAGGCTTTGTGGGCAATATTGTCATTTATTTGTCTATTTGTTTAGCAAGTTAAAAAGTAATACTATATAGCTATACGATTTGGTACGTGCACGCCGTTTGGCCAGCGACTAAAAACATATGACAACATTGCCTACATTGCCTACATTATTGTTTTGATAAGTATATGGCCATGATGTTAGTGGCCACTAACTTAGGTCAAATGGCCATCGGCCCAGCCCAATGTTAGTGAGCACTCACTTCGCTTAAGTTAGTACGCACTAACATATAAATTTGACAAGTTAGTAGACACTAACTTAGCTGCTGTAAGTGAGTGCTCACTAACCAGGCTGCCGTAAGTAAGTGCTCACTAACTTAGGGGGAGGGGGTAGGGCCGACGGCCTGGGCCATACGGTGACGGAGGTTTCACGAACAATTTTTTTATTTTTTAAAATTGCCCACATGACCCACATGATTTACACTCGCGCACATGACGTTCCACAGCCTCCCATTTGAGCCGCGCAAGATCGTTGCGACCGAAGCGCGGTTAAACAAAATCTACGAAGCCGCCAAGCTAGGCTTGAAAGGCGACGCTTTAGCCTTAGCGTCCGGCATGTTGCCCACCGAGTACCGGCAACTGTGTGAGCTAGACCCAATAGCAGACATGGCGGCGCTCAAGGGCAAGGCCGACGGTGAACTGGAGATGTCCACCTGCCTGCACAAGGCAGCCAAGGAAGGCGACGCCAAAGCGGCGCTGGCGATCCTCCAGCACTCACACGGCTGGGTGGCCAAGCAATCCATCAGTATTGATGTTGATCAGCGCATCAGCATCATCGGCGCGTTGCGCCAAGCGGAGTCACGGGTTATTGATGTGATCGCCAACGAACCAAGCCCCACGTTAAACCAGGAAGTAAATGCAATCGACCATATACAGCGCTGAAGACGAAACGGAACTGATGGCCAGGCTTTGGAGTCCGGCGATCAAGGACAACCCGCTGGCGTTTGTGATGTTTGCGTTTCCCTGGCAAGTTAAAGGTACGCCGCTGGAAAACTTCGCTGGCCCGCGCAAATGGCAGCGCGAGGTGCTGTTGGACATCGCCGAGCACATCCGACTCAACCAAGGCAAGTTGGACTTTGACGTGCTGCAAGAGGCAATATCGTCTGGCCGTGGTATTGGCAAGTCAGCATTGGTCAGTTGGTTGGTGATCTGGATGGTGTCCACGCGGATTGGTTCGACGACCATCGTGTCGGCCAACAGTGAGTCTCAGCTACGCTCAATCACTTGGGCCGAGATCACCAAATGGCTGGCGATGGCCATCAACAGCCACTGGTTTGAGGTGTCGGCCACCCGAGTGATGCCCGCCAAGTGGCTGACCGAGTTGGTGGAGCGGGATTTGAAGAAAGGCACCAGATACTGGGGCGTGGAAGGGCGCTTATGGTCAGCGGAAAACCCTGACGCGTACGCTGGTGTGCACAATTTTGACGGTGTTTTGGTGATTTTTGACGAAGCCAGCGGTATTGACGACTCAATTTGGGCGGTGACGGGTGGTTTTTTCACAGAAAACACGCCAAACCGCTTTTGGCTGGCTTTTTCCAACCCGCGTCGCAATACGGGGTACTTTTACGAAGCGTTTAACAGCAAAAGAGAGTTTTGGCGCACAAAAGTGGTGGACGCCCGCACGGTCGAGGGCACCGACAAGCAGGTCTACGAGCGGATCATCGCGGAATATGGGCCAGACTCGGCGCAGGCGCACGTCGAGGTGTACGGTCAATTCCCCAACGCGGGCGATGATCAGTTCATCGGGGCTGACATCGTGGACGACGCTATGAGGCGTACGAAATACCAAGATCAGTCAGCGCCAATCGTGATCGGCGTAGACCCCGCACGGTTTGGAGCCGACGCGACCGTGATCGCGGTGCGGCAGGGGCGCGATATTGTGAAGATCATGCGCCACAGGGGCGACGACACCATGACGGTGGTCGGTCATGTGATCGAAGCGATTGAGGAATTCAAGCCAACGCTCACAGTCATTGACGAAGGTGGGTTGGGTGCGGGGATTGTGGATCGGCTGAAGGAGCAGCGGTACAAGATCAAGGGCGTGAACTTTGGAAATAAGGCGAAAAACCCGATCATGTACGGCAACATGCGGGCTCAGATGTGGGGCGACATGAGGGAGTGGCTGAAGACGGCGGCGATTCCAAACGACAGGTTCTTGAAAACGGACTTGATTTCGCCTATGATGAAGCCTGACTCAAAAGGGACGATCTTCTTGGAAAGCAAAAAAGACATGAAGTCGCGTGGGT